ACTTTTAGAGACAATGTTTTTTGATTTTTTTTCTTCCTAGTGTGGGAGCAAAAAGGGCAATTTGCCTTGTGCTGACCACTACCAAGTCTCAAGGCTACATCCTTGATCGAGTGTTTAATTTCCATAATTTTCTCCTTACTACACAATTACTAATTATTCTAAAAATAATTATTCGTCAATAAGAAATAAAATTTACATTTATAATTTTAATATATATTTATAATATTAATATATATTTATATATATAATATATATTTATATATGGAAAATTACATATTCAAAGATCTAGCTTGAATAACTTTCTTTAATCTCTCCCCTAAATATCTAGCTATCAAAGGTTTGCTAGTTAATATTTCTTTAATTTTATTAGACAAATTTTCTGAGTTTAATGTTGCTAAATCACAAACAGCTACAAAATCTTCAGTTAAAATCCACTCCCCAACTGATATTTTTTCTTTAGCAGTACCAAGATAAGCATCAGAAATCGCTTGGCAAATCACATGTTTCCAAAGTCGAGACTCTGATGTGAGTTCGTGGTGTGTCTCTGTCCAAACCCCAATAAACAATTTTTCTTTTGACTTGTCTGTCATTAACATAAATTTTTCCTTGCATACAATCCAAGATCACACTTTCGTCTAGATCCGGTCTTCTAGATGCATAATATATAATTAACTCTACTTTTACGTCATTTTCAATAAGATTTTCTAAAGTAGGGCATTGCTCTGCAAAATTTTTCTCATAATCTCTAGCTTTTTGAGATTTTATAACTCCCATTCTTTTACCAAAATTGACTATTTTTCTAGAGTTTGCCTTAGATGCCGGTTCTCCATAAATGATAAATTTAAAATTTTCTTTTATTTCTGTTGACATTATTTTACCTATATATATATATTTATACTTGCATAACAGGAGATTGACATGAAGATTACCAATAAGTTTGGTATGCCACAACCATTTGTGGACTTTGCCATAAACGACAAATACAGTAAAGGTAAAGCTGATATATCAGTAACATCACTAATCGATAGTCCTAGAGTTAGGATTATGAAAGACGTTTATGATGAAGACGTTGAAATTGATGCTGTTGATATGGTTTGGGCATTATTTGGTACTGCTGTACACTCAGTTTTAGAACAATCAAATCCATCTAAAGATATAATAACTGAAGAAAGATTATACTCCAAATTGAATGGTTGGATATTATCCGGTGCTTTAGATAGACAAGAAATAATTAACGATGTTACGACAATAATTGATTACAAAGTTACATCTGTTTGGTCAGTTATCTATGGCAAAATAGAATGGGAAAGACAGCTTAATTGTTATGCTTGGCTTTGTAGGAATAAACATAAATTAACTCAGCATAAAGTTGGCTCTTTAAAAATATGTGCGATATTAAGAGATTGGAACAGAAGAGATGCTGACAAAAAAGAAAACTATCCAAAAGCACCTATAGTATTTGTTGATATACCTATGTGGGATGAAGAGGCTACACACAAATACATTTCAGAAAGATTGTCATTACATCAAGAGGCTCAAGTAGGTTATGATTTAAATAGTGAACTTCCATTATGTTCTGATGAAGAGATGTGGAAGAAAAATGATACATGGGCAGTTAAGAAAAAAAGTCAGAAGAGAGCCTTGAGAGTTTTAGATAGTGAGGAAGAGGCTATCAAATACATTGATTGGCACAACGAAACTGACAAAGCCTACACTAAAAAAACAGATTTAGAGATAGAATTTCGTGGTGGCGAGTACACACGATGTGGCAACTATTGTTCAGTTGCTGATTTTTGTAACCAATATAAAGAGAGGATAAAATGAAACAAATTGATGATGATACCATTGTATTGGAATGGTGTACGGAAGACGTACTACAACAATGTGATTGGTTAACAAAAGAACAAGCACAAGATGTGTTAAGAATGTGTTTAGATAAGCACGATTGTAACATTGGATTAAATTGGGATGTCATACATTGGATTTCTTGTGAAATGTATCCCAAACACTCAACAAAACAAGTTTAAAAACAAAAGAGAGGATAAAATGAAAGAACAAAAAACAAAGCCTAAAAAGGTAGTTAGAAAAGTTAAGAAAAGTGGTGTTGTAAAACTCAAACCATCTTTTAAAGAGCCTACAAAGAAAGAGGCATATGAAAAACATATAAGAGAGGCAACTGCAAAATCACAAAACAAAACCAATAGTAGTGTTTTTCGTGATATAATTGATGCCATTATTGACACAATCAAATCCAAATTGAGAATAAAATGAGTGACAGAATTGATCTTTGTTACTTGCCTACAAATGGTTTGTGCAAAATTAATGAGATCTTAGACGATAGTTATTTCCCTAAAGAAAAGGAAAACATAATTAGTCAAGAACTTATTACATACGAAAGAACTGACGTTGGTATAAAAAAGACCACATTCCAAAGAAACTTTACAAGTAAAAGTCATTACGACAGCACAAGAAGTGAAATTCTATGTTGGGAAAAGTAAATGGAAAATGCACTTGAAAAGAAAAGAGGAACTTATTTAGGTTTTTTCAAAGAGGGAATAGTGGATGCTTTCTTCAATAAGAATTTATACGAGGAAAAGAAAAGTTCTTACTATTACAAATTGGGATATCAATTTGGTTTATTTTTAGAAGTGAAATTAAAAGAGAAAGAGGAAGAAAATGAAAGATGAAGTACCGGATAAGGTTAAGGAAACCTTAAAAGAAATTGGAATGACAGCACAACAAGCCGGTTGGAACTGTCATGGAACTTATGTCCTTTTACATAAAGCATTAGAAAAGGTAGCTGTTCACAAAAAAATTATCTTTAACGAACCAACTGTTTTAGAAAGTAATTCTGAAAAGAAGATTGTCAGCTTACTTGTTACCGGCAGTATGGGGGATAGTTCAGAATGGTCTATAGGAGAGGCATCTCCATCAAATAATAAAAACAGTTATCCATATGCTATGGCTGAAAAAAGAGCCAAAGATCGTGTGATATTAAAGCTAGTTGGTCTTCATGGAGATGTTTATGCAGAAGATGAGGCTGATGCTTTTAAAGAAGAAAGACCGGCTGAAATTAAAGGTGGCACTATAGATAATGGATCTGAGGAAATAAAAGAAGATCCACCAAAAGAGACTATGGAAATAAAAGAGGTTAAATCCGGCAAAGTAGAAAATGTTAATTTAAAAGAAGATGTTGCTAACATAAAGCAAGTGTTCTTAACATTTATGCCGGAAGACAGTATTGAGGAACTGCGTAGTTTTAAAAATTCTAATGCAGAGGCTCTGAAGACGTTGAAAGAACTAGATGCTATGGCATTTGGGGAAGTATCAACAGCCTTTATTGCAAGGGCAGACAAAATCAAATCCAAACAACAAGGAGAATAAAATGGAAACTGATTACCCACCAAGTGGCACTCTATTTGAGGCTAAAGTTAGAAAGACAGATAGGTCTCCGGACTATACCGGTCAATTAGAATTGCCACCGGAAGTAGTAGAAGACTTGGTAAAGCAAATTAAAAATGGAAACCAAAAACCTAAATTAAGTTTAATAGGTTGGAAAAAGATTAGTGGTAAAAGTGGAAAGCCATTTTTAAGTTTAAGAGGAAATGTTTTTGAGGTTTACAATCCTAATGATCAAAATAAATCTTCTCAAGACAAACCAAGCACATCAAACGATCATGATGCATTAGCTGACATATCATTTTAAAGGAGATTTAAATGGAAGAAGTAAAAGCAAACACAGATGCACTAGGTGTTCCTAGTGTAAATTTCGAGGCTGTAAAAACATCTATGATGCAAGATAAAAATGGCACAAATATTAGGCTCACAATACATCCTAATGATGTACCACCACAGTTGCATAAAGATTGGGTTGGCTCTAGATACATGGTTGTTATGGTTAAATTAAATGAAGATGGCACTCCGGAAAAAGGGGATAGTGATGTCACGAATGAAGTTTAATGATGATGCTGTAGAAAATAATGAGTATGTAACTATTGAGGGGTTGTCTAAGATGCTCAATGTATCAAGACAATCTATAGTTAAAGTAATAAACGATACGGAACGTAATTTCCCAAAACCTTTTCCTTTAATGAAATCTGAAAAACGAGAAAAAAATATTTGGAGTAAAAAGGAAATTAAAGAATGGCTTGAGGAACAACGAAACCAAAAAGTTACGTAAAGTTATGACTAGGGCAAAGTACGAGACGCTAGAAAACCTCACAGAAGAAAAAAATATATTAGGATACATCTCACAAAAGTGGGATGTATCTTGTTCTAAGATGCCAATATCATACAAATTAGATTATGCCATGTACAGAGACGATGAATTAGTAGGCTTTGCTGAAGTTAAGTCTCGCACTCATGCCTTCAGAACATTTGATACATACATAATTTCTTTATCAAAAGTAATGTCAGCTAGAAGATTAGCATCTGTCACTAGCACTAAATCATTGTTAATTGTAAATTGGAGCAACTTAATAGGTTGGATTGATTTTTTTTCTGACTTCTCTGTTCGACAGGGGGGTAGGTCAGACAGAAACGATTGGCAAGATCAAGAGCCAATGTGTCATTTTGATATCAATGATTTTAAATTAATTTCGGACTCTGTTTCATCGGCAGCCAAAACAAAGGAGAGAGAAGAATGAAATTAGCAGATGGATATGACGATGCATTTATAGGTAGTAGCATAAGTGCATTTAGTAGAAAACAAGTAGCGATATATGATTACGATAAGTGTTTAATGATACTAATGGTTGATTATGGAATGGATGAAGAAACTGCATTAGATTGGTTTCATTTCAATGTAATAGGATCATGGGTAGGGGAAGACACTCCCATATTTATAAATCAGCATAAAGTTAAAGATATAGATGACTTCAAGGAGGATGACGATGAAGAAGAATGACAATGTAAACAGACCTAATCATTATAGAAAAGGTAAGGTTGAATGTATCGATGCGATAAAATCTGCATGCGAAAATGGATACGAGTACTATTTACAAGGAAATATTATTAAGTATGTTTGGAGGCACAGGCACAAGAATGGCTTAGAAGATCTTCAAAAAGCTGAATGGTATCTTAAAGAACTAATAAAAACAAAAAAGAATAAGTGAAGCTGTGTTTCCCGTACCGGGATCTAGTTGAACGATACTAAAAGTTTACGTAAACTTTTACTACTATCATGCATCGTGTACAGATCTATCTTTCTTTAAGACCTACTTCCCTCATAAGCACAACACCTTTTCTCATAAGCTCTTGGATCTTTTCAGTTCTAAGTCTTATGAGCTTTTTCCTAGTCTCATCCGGTATTCTAAGGTTTCTTTCCAATTCTCTTATTTGCCTTAACATTCTATTCCTAGCATTGTCTATAGCTTTAAATCTTCCAAGTATCCTCAACTCATCACCGTACCTAGCACGAAGTCTTCTTATATCTTCTATATCGCCTCTTCTGTTTGCCAAATCTAATCTAGCAAATATAGTAAACAATCCTTTTCTATTTTCTAAATAAGTTTGTGTGTCTACTCTTTCAGACGGCTGGGCAATAACCTTACGTAAAAAAGGTATTCTTGATTCTATGTTGCCATCAAAGTCTCCGGTTATAACATCCGGTATAACTCCAAAAGCTAAGTTTCCAAATCTATTAACTGTAGCACCTGCACCACCGGTTATAAAATCAATCCAATATTCTATAACATCCGGAGACCAATCAACTATACCACTTTCAACTTCATCTCCACCGGTAAGACTGTTTAACTGATCTACTATAAACTTAGGTATAGTTCCGGTGTTGCCCCAATACTGTTGACTGTCCGGTCTAGGCGAAGATGCGTACATAGGACTTTCCTTGTATATAGGATCGCCTCTATAGTTTTTATTTATATACAATTCTATTACAGGATCTAAAAATGTTGGCATAGCATATGTTTCAAAGTTTTCTATAGCACCAAATGGACTTAATGTTTCCATAGTTGTGTTGAATATAGAGTTACTTGCTTGACCAAATGTGTATTCGCCTCGTGTATAGCGACTTAATGACCTGCCTAAGTTAACAGCCATGTTTAATCCATAAGCTAATGGTATCTTAATAAACTTCTTGTCAGACAATCCCATACTTGGAAATACCAAGTTATGCTCCAATGTGTAATCGTCTAGATCATCGTACTGCTTTATGCCATTATCATCTTCATCATCGCTAACCATTGCCATAAGTTGATCTTGAAGCAATCCATAAGCAATCATACCTAGCCATATCTTTCTAACTCTTGGAGACCTTCTAGCCGCCATGAGCAAAGCCATACTTCCTTGTAATGAAGCATTATAAAACAAGTACAATGAATTCATTGCAACTTTATCTTCTCCACCTTTTGCAAAGTTTACTGTTACATCTCTCGCTGCTTCGGCAGCCCGTGCATCAGAGAAGCCTCTTTTTTTCAAAGCTGTGAACGTAGCGACACGAACACCATTTTCAACTGCTGTGTTGTAATCGTCTAAAAACTTTAATAATTTTCTAAATCCTACCTTATGTAGTCCTTGATTTTGTGTGCCACCAATATCATTTAACAACTTGCCCATGTTTTCCATCTGGTCTTGTACACTAGACATCATGTTTGTAGCATTTTTGCCACCGGCTTTTACAAACTTTAAATATTCTTGCGACCAAAAACCATCTGTGTTTTCAGTTCTTAAAACATTTCTTATACCTAATATTGCTTTACCTGTTGATAATCCTATCTCTTTTGTAATTCCCTCTAGGTCGTATTGCTGGGCGTTAACAAGAGCAGTCTCTAAGTCTTTTGCTAAGTTTGGTATTACGAAAGCTGGATTGTATGTTGTGTTTACGTTTGACAACCATTTATTTAACTTAGCCAATCCTCTGATAAAAGTTCCATTTGTTTGTGGATCTGAATGTAATTTTAGAGATCTTGCTATTGATCCACTGTAAATGTTTACGTAAACTTCTTGTCCATTTTCTTTTACTGCAAATTGATTAGAGTTCATTGGATCTTTAGTGGCAATGTATGCAATATTTTTGGACATGTCTGATGCCAACTGATCGTTTATAGCGACAGTTCCATCTTGACTTTCGTTTTCACCTCTTATTAATTTTAAAAAAGATACACCTACTTTGTTTCTTTCACCTCTATCAATGGCCCTCTGATTCTGTGCTATAGCAGATGCTAATATATTCTCTGCATATTTAGTTCCTCTACCTTTTGCACTTCTATCCTCATTGCCCATAGCTCCAAATAGATTAACTGTTTTTCTTTGTCTGTTTAATCTGTCGTCAGTAGCTTCATCAACTGCATCCATGTCTCCTCTAAGTGGGACATAATTTTTATACTCTACTCTTTTATCATATGTTTCTTGTGTAATAAGACCTGACTCAAGTCTTTTAGCATTTGTGCTTTCTATTAAATTTTTTGTAAGATCAACTATATTATTAAATATAGTTTTATTTTCTGCATTTAATCCATCAAACCACTGCAATATTGCTGTAGCTTCTGCATTAGACATACCTGAACCAAGTGGTCTTTTATGATCTTGTATAATCTTTTTATTACGCTCTTTAGCATGTCTAGCGTATAATAATACATCAGTTAATACTAAATTATTATCCACGCCAAGCTCTAAAGCAGTTTTTACAAACCCTTCTTGCCCTGTCTCTTGCGCAGCGGCTTGTGATAGAGAGGATAAATTATTTAATTGATCTTCAGTAACGTTAACTTTTTTAACTTCTTCTAGTATTGGCTTTACTATAGTTTCTTCTAAGTCAGTTAATTGTGCGCCTGTAGTTCCATGTGAGTTCTTTTCTTGCAAATATGTATCAGCAACATCAGATATATTATATCCCTTGTCTCTAAGGGTATCCATCATATCTGCAATAGGTTGAAATGAGTCTTGAAACTTTGTAACTATTCTATTTGCGGCATCTCTTCTAGTCTTTCCCATCATAGGAAAAGAATTACCAAACTTATTTATTATACTTTGAGGAACTATTTTTAGTCCTTTTTCTATAATTCCTGCTAAATTATTGTATCTTATAGTTTGTTGAGATTCTTCTATATAAGAATCATTTTGTATAGCAGTTTGTTCTCTTGGTGTTGCTCCTGTAAGACTAGCCCTTATGGCTGATTTTCTAATCTCAGTTCCTCTGGGAGCGACTCCTCCAGTTCTGCCGTCATCGGTGGGATCCCCTCTGGATAAGCGAGATCTAGATAGTTCTCTCTGGTAACTGGAATCTCCAAGCTCTGCAGATACTGTATCAGACTGTCCTGACCACGCTGGCGCTTCAAATCCTGTTGTCGTTGCATCTAAAACCTCCTGTCTTGCTTCGTCTATGTTTATATTGCCTTCAGTATATCTATCCCAAATATTTTCTATTTGAGCTACTTTTTGTTCATTAGCTTTAAAAGTATCTTTATATAACCCTCTAATTGCTTCCCATGTAATAGACTGCATTTGTCTAGGTAGTATACCTCTTTCATTTGCAGCTCTTTCATAAGCCTCTGCTAATAAACCATAAGTGCCATATGAGCCTGAAACAGATGAATTAGGTATAATACCAAACTTTTCTGCCCTACCTTTCTTCGTATATAGACCAAAATTATGATCAACTTCCAAAGATTTACCACTTAATGGTTTTAAATGAGCGGCTGCAACTGCATGTGTATCTATAGTAGAGTGGCCCTCAGTAGACATAGGAGTAATTATATTATTATAAAAACTTCTTATTTTATGTCTTTTACCCATAACTATAGATATGTTTTCTAAAGACGGATCATCCATAACATCAATAGCTTTTGATATTTCAGATAAACTTCCCCACCCTGTTTTCTTAGGCTGACCATTCTTTGTTCTTGCGTAATCTAAAAAATCACCTTCAGGTGTTACTATTCTGTGACCTCTGTCATTATATGTTTCATCGAATATTCTTATCCACATAGCTTTATGCATAGGTAATTCTAAGCTATTTAAGCTATTTGAGTTTCTTCTTGGATTACTTATATGATTTAAAGCGGCTTTATATTTATCTTTGCCAAATAATTTTCTAGCAGTCTGCATCATCTCCGGGGTGAACTGTATGTTACCAAAGTTTTTAGTTATATCTAAAACTCTTTCAGCCAGTGATACATTCATGTACCAATCTTTTTGTGGAGATTGAGCTGCCATAACAGCTGCTATAACTTCGGGTCTATATCCATACTCTTGAGAAAATCTATCTACTATAGCTCTAGCACCATCATACCATCTAGAAGATCTGTCTCTTGTTTCCGGGTCTATTAAATCATGTATAAATAAAAGATTGTCTTTTGCTGCTTCAATGTAATCTTCTATTATTTCTAAATCTGAAAAGTTTGCGTAAAGTTTTGAGTTTTGAGATATATTATATCCCTTGATAAGGTTGGCTGCTTTTCTTGCAAGCTCTTTATCATTTCTAATTGCATCTCCATTAACAAACAACAAACTCTGTAATGGATCATCTTTTCTTGATTGTGCTGTAGGAAATCTTGTACTTATAGTATGCTCTTGCCCCCGCGCTACAACAGCAGACCTCATTAATCTAGTAGCATCATCTCCACGCTTTTGATTAATTTTATCTTTATATGCCTGATTGTATTTTTGAGGTTGATATGTTTCTGCTATTTTCAACTCATTAAACATAGCTGCGGTAAAGCCACGACCTGCTGATTTAGCCCAGTAACCACTCGCACCAGACTCTTTTATCATGCGCTCCATCGCGGTTGTTATATAAGCTACTCTATTTGCACCTGATAAATTAGGCATTTCTTTTGTAGCTTCTGCATTTGCTAATGCGTTATAACCATTTTCATCTTTTGCCCAATCATACATGTCATTGTAAGGCACTTGTATTTCATAAATGTTTTCGCCAACATTTGGTTCTGGGTTATAACCATCAGGATCTGTAATATTTATGGCATAATAACTTCTAGCAGGATATCCCGGATAGGTTCTTCTCCTCTCTTCACCGCGCATGAATAGATTAGACCTTTGTTTTTCTGGGTCTACGCTTTGTAGGCCCTCAATAGGAGAGAAATGTGTAAGTGTTACTGTACCTTCCTGCGTGACTTCAGGTTCGCTCCTCTCTTGTAATGGTTTGCTCTTGCTAAGTACATCTGCTTGTCCTCCTCCTCTTCTCTCATATCTTCCTCTGTCGCTGGAGTCATCTCTAACTCTACTAAATTGTTGACTTCTTCTTTTGACTTGTTCATTGATTTCTCCTTCTATGTCATTTGCTAAACCATCTTCCATAACAAAATCTGATAATATTGTTACTTTCTGTTCAGCGTATTGTGTTTCTTCTGCTTTGTTTTTACTGTTTCTATTCTGCTCACCTACAGCATCACTGTAGTTTACCCATGAGTTTTGACCTCTTGTTTCTGTGGTCATAGCTTTAGCAGCTAATGGGCTATACATTCTTACATGAGCTTGCCATGCGTTCTCTTCTCCTCTTGATGAAAAAGTAGCACCCTCTAATCCATGACCAAAATAATCATGAACTATTCTAAATAAATCATTATATCTTAAATCTTGACCATCGACTATTTCTCCGGTCTTGGCTAACAATGGATTATTATCTATATCTTCCTGTGTGAAAGGCTCAGTGCCAAAGCCTGAGTCTGTTGGATACACCCACATATGATTATTATTATGAAGATCAGATAACATATCTTTTGATCCATTTGGATATGGCTCAGACTGACCTTCTTTAATCATCTCTATTTTTACGCCTGTAGCCTTTACAAACTGCCATTGCTCAAATGTTTCATCGTTCATAGCTTTGTAAGCATCCTGTACATCAGGATTAAACGGATCATGAACAGCCATGTCAAAATCATTTGCGATTCTTTTTGCTAAATCAACGTCAACAGATACATATTTATCTTGTCTTCTAGGAGCAATATTCTTTGAAGCTAAATAATCTGCTTTTGCTTTTTGGACTCTATCTAACGGTCCTAATGAAGAAGAGAACAAACTAGGTAATCTATCCATGCTATATTTGTAGATCACATCTGATGGCGCACCACCTTCAACTTTAGGAGCCTCTGATTCAAGCCAGTAATCAACTTCTCCACCTTTGCCATATACTTGATTTCCAATAAAAACTACTCTGCCACCGTTATATCCTTTAACCGCATAACCATCAGAGTCAGTAAATAAATGAGTACCATTTACTTGCGCTCTGTTTTCATTGCCCATAAATCCCGGATTAAAACCAATTATATGATCCGGACTATCAACTATTTCTTGTATTTCTTCTCTTGTTAACTGTTGTATTTCACCTACACCGGATGCCATAGGATGTTTTGCAACTTTGCCATTGTATATATCAGCTCGAGATGATTGTTTTATGTCAAACTTTACATCATTAGCTAATGCCACTGTATGATCATAACCAACAGCTTCGCTATATTTAGTTCTGTCTTTAGTGTTTACATTGTGTATTGATTGAGTAACTTGTTTCTTACCATTAGCAAGTGTAATAAAACCATTTAAATTAGGTCTTATTCCAACCAGTGTACCATTTGGCATTGATCTGTTTTTAAATGTTTTAAGTTTAACATTCTTAGGCATGGCATCATAATATTCTGTATCACCTAATACTTTTGGTATGTAAATTCTAGAATTTCTTACATCTTCTCTTTGATTAACATCTAGGTAATCTCTATCTGGCCGATCTTCCCTAGCCCTTCTGCCTATTTGTTTTTCTTGATCAGTTGTTTGTATATTATCAAATATAGCATCTATATCTTTAAAGCCTTCGTTATTATGAACAGTAAAGATGCCTTTAATAAAACTAATAATTTTATCAAATAATGATTTGGGCTTTCCACCAAGATTTAATTTACCAGATGCATAATCTCTATACATCTCTGCTATAGCTTCCTCTGCTATTTGATCTTGTGTAAGTCCTTGACTAGAGTACATACGGGTCGCTCTATCTAGATATGTGTACTCTCTTACTTGCTTCTTGCCTTTAACTACTTTTACATATTTTCTTTTAGCTACAGCTTTTTCTAAAGCTAGATATTCTTCATTAGTAAACAATCCTAAATTTTTAAGTGCATGTATAACTTCATGATTCATCACACCTGATAATTTTTTTTGTAACTCAAGATTGCTCATGCTTGGATCATATATCTCCATAGCTAAAGCTATTATCTTTTGCCCATCTTTAGTGGCTTCAAATGTTCCTTCTGTAATACCTATATCAGCTTCAGCAGCATTAATTGATCTTTCTAATTCAGTTTCATCAATTAAGTCTTTGCTACCAAAACGTACATCAGCAAGACCTATTCTTGTTAACTCTCTTCTTAATGCGCGTAACACTTGCTTTTGTTTTAATTTATACTCTTCTTTAAGCTGTAGCTCGGCACTATTATCAAATGCTTTCTTTGCCACATAGTTAGGAACTATGTTAGTTGCTTTAATTTTATCTTGTTTTTCATCTAGTCTTGTAGCTTTGTTCTCTAAATCAAAAGCCATTCTTTGTATGTCAGAATACTCTTTTCTTAATATTTCTAACTGCTGTCTATTCGTTTCTAACTGTATAGCATCATCTTTATATTGCTCTTGAGCTTCTTCTAAAGTTTTTTGAGCTTCAATATTTCTTTTTGCCAACTCTGTTAAACCAGCAGCTTGGCTTTCCATATCAGCACCTGACTCTTTTTCAACAACTCTAGAGGTATATTTACCAGCTTTAATTATCTTGCCATTCTTTACAACAGGTGGTGTGTATTGCAATGCACCTTTAGCTAACAAATTATTTAATACATTGTCAGCTTCTTCATTAGACATCTTAGTGCCTGTAAGACTAAAGTTAGGAAATAACTTATTTATTCTAGCAGCTATACGCTTTACTTCTGCTCTATTAATAACTTTTGCTTTTAATATTGTTTCTGTAAATTTATTAGCTACGCTCTTAGCATCAACATCTTCTATCTCTGGAAAGTAATCTTTCTTTTGTTGTTGTCCTGTTAATATAGGCTTTTGCGTTGCTCTTTCTCTATTAGCAGACTCAATACCAACAACTTCTTCTATCTCTTGCAATGTAGCTGGAGCATCGACTTCAATGTTTTTACCAAAGTCAACTCTTGCTTTTCTAATCTTATATGCTTCTTCCTGTGGCAACTTTCCTAGCTCAACAGGTAAAAATGGTGACTTTAATTCTTTTGATGCTTCAAGTGTTTGGTTAATCTCTTCTTGTTTTTTTATTTCATTTTGTAATTTTTTCTCATTATCTACAAAATTCTGTGTGCTTTGATCGTTTGCAACATCACCAAAGTCAGATAGTTTTTGATCTTTATCAAATGTTTCATCTACAATAGTGCCTTCTGGCGCGGGTAACTGTAATGTTTGTTTTGATTTAATAAAATTAGCGGCATTTCTTAACTTTTCATTTGCCTCACTTGTCTCATCATTTTGATCTTGATCTAATTGTTGATACTTAGTATCTAGTTTTTTAAGCTGTCTTCCTCTTATACTGTCTATTATAAGATTTAATGCAGCACCTGCACCACCACCGTACACAGCATCATCATAAGCACTTTGACCAACTTCTAAATCAGGATTATATAAGTTCTTTTCTACTAAATCTTGTAATAAACCTGCTGCTAATTCTTGACCACCTTCAAATGTACCAGCAACCAAAGATCTTTTTAATTTACCACTTATTGTTCTTAATGCATCATCTACTTTATTTTTAGGAACTTTCTTCAATATCTTCATTGCTGTTCCTAAACTTCTAAACATATAAGATATTGGAGCAGCTTCTGATAAACCTATTACGCCACTAAGAGCTATTGCATTTCTTTTTGTTTCTTCATCAATCTCTCCACCGTTTTCAATGAAATTTGCCATTCTGTTCATTTGATCTTGAGATTGTAAAGCTGAACCTTGTATTGCCGCTGTGCCTAATGCAGAAAAACTAGCACCTTTTGATGTAGCGCCTAATAAAGACACACCTTTAGCCACCGCGGTAGAAGGTATGAGAAAAGATAACATAGAGCCAAATGCTTGACCTGACTTACTAGCAACACTTTCATTCATATCAAAAGTGTCTTGTATGTATTCGGATGCATTATTAGAAAATGATTGGGCAGCTTTACCTATACTGGTTGTGCCTACATCTTCTCCAAGAATAGTTTCTCCTAAAGCGGCTAAACCACCGGGTATTTCTGTAAATGATCTGGCTACACCACCTGCTGTAGACTTGGCAAAATCAATTAAGCCACCTTGAGAATCATCATCTTCTTCAGGTGCAATAGCTAAAACACCATCTTGCCTATCTACATATTGTTGTATAAAGGCATCTTCTTGTTCTGTTGGCCTGCTACCAGCTATTGCTATAGGATAAGTATTGCCAGTGCGTTTACTTGTTACATTAATTGTACCCATTAAGAGTTATCCAGCAGCTTTTTTATTTGTTTCTATACTTGCATTTACCATCGGCAAGTTTAGACCTTTGCTATTTAAATAATTATATAAAAATCTTTCTTCAGCTTTTAAAGCCGCAAGAACATCAGCAGGCAATTCTGCGTTAACAATACCCATATCACCTTGCTTTCCATACAATCTGTTTCTTAATGCCAACAATTTATCATAAGCCTCTTTAGTTGTAAGCTGTGTCTTACCAACAGCAGTTGCTAACTTAGCTCTAGCATTAATTAAACTAGTAACTCCATCAGCATATCTTTGTTGTGAGTCACCAAGTGTTTTAAGTCCAGCTTCAGCAGCTTCACCATAACCCTTTTGATCCATTAAGTTTAAACCTACTTGAGCTAATGCCATATACTTATCAAAATCTCTGTCTTTCTTTAATTGAGCCATAAGATTGATAATTTCTTGTTCAGTATTCCCTATACCTCTACTAGTAGATCCATCGCTAAATATATAATTAGATTCTGGTTTCTCTTTTTTTATCTTGTTTTCTTCTTTAAATTTTTCAGTATCTTTTTTTTCTTCATTAAAAATTTTCTTTTGCCTAGCTTTATCAGCAAATATATTTATTTTTTTATCAGACTCTTTAAAATCACCTTTATCAATTCTCTTTTTTATATTTTCTTTAATAGTATCGGAATCAATCAAGTCAAGAATACTTAAATCTGATTGATCTCCATAGCTATCACTGTAAACATCTTGATTACTTCTTCCTTCTTTACCTAATTTTTGAGCAGCTCTATTTACAAATAAAGGATCTTGAAAAGGAGCAAACCCACCATCTACTCTATTATCTTTAAATCTATCTATATCATCTTTTATTGTAGGGTATTTGCCTAATGCTCCACCAATAATTGGGGTATCAGGAGTTATAAAAGGATCGCTCTCACCGGTAACAAAATCTAATTCAGTTAAATTACCACTATCTTGAAGCATTTTTAATGTTTTTGGATCTAATTTATCTGCAGCATCTTCTGCCATTAGTTTATCGTCTAATGATTGTTCGGATTTAGTGGATGCGGCAGCGCTTTTTATGCCAAATATATTTCCTAAATCTATATTTCTAGCACCAAAATTCTGTGTTGTAGGAAAAGACAGGTCAGCTGTTAATTTTTCACCACCACTTTTATCTCCAGACAAAGAATCAATACCAGATAATAATTCATTTACATCTGTTACATCTTCCGTTTCAGAGGCCGCTACAGCGCTCTTAATAAGATTAGGCCCTAGATCACCAGAATACCCCTCAAACTTAGCCATAGCAGGTATTAAAGCCTCTTTAACAGAAGGTTTGTTAAAGTCAACAGGATCGTCAACACCAACACCTAAAGAGTCAGCTACCATTTTTGCATAATTTTCATTGTTTTTATTATTATCAGTTGGTGGAGCATACCTATTAATAAAATCTCTAATTGTTGTTATACCTTTGTTAGCATATGTTCCTGACAATCTAGACATAGCTCTTAATCCAAACTCTGGAGATGCATATGTAGCATAACCTTTATTCTCTCCTGTTTCTCCTATAAAACCAGCTCTTCTTATATTACCGGGATTATAATTTCTATCGGCAAGTGATAAACCATTAGCGGCTTTTACAACACCACCTTCTGCATATCCTTCTACTTTACCACCATTCTTCATAGTCTTTGGCATCATAGACCCAATACCACCAGACTCTACACTTTGAGGAGCCATAGCCTCTGACATACCCATCATACCTTGTTGCGGCACACCTGCAGAAGCTACAGCTTCTTGAGCTACAGTAGGTTGAGCTTGAGCCTGTCTAGCTTCAAAATCACCCCTAACTCTTTTTCTTCTGTTCAATTCTGACAAAACAAGAAACTGTGGTGTAGAGCCACTAGGCTGTTGCATCTCTTTAACAAGTTGATCTTGTGAAAAGTTTTTTAAATCATCTTGTACTTGTATTATATTCATCATAAGCCAGTTATCCCTTTATATAATCCTAGACCAGCTATTCCTGTTCCAAGCAGATCTTTTACAGGATTGTATTGTTGAAACTTAGTTGTTTCTGTTGATGGCTGTACAGGCACACCACGAAGAATAGATGATAAAAATGTAAGGTCTTCTCTAGGCATATCTCTTTGCCTTACAAAATCTTCATATGCTAAATCTAATCCAGCTTGATCTCTAGCTTGTCTATCTTTTGCAATCTTTTCTAATAACTGAGCTGACTCTATATCACCTGCTCTGGCTTTTTCACCAAGTGCAGCAAGTTGGGCAGATTGTCCTGACAGGCTTTCTGCCGCAGATAAACCCATTTTCTCTGCCTGCGCTCTTGCATCTCTGTCTGCGCCAAACTGTTGTTGTGCTTGCTCAAATGCTTTTTGTTGTCCTGTTGCCTGTATTTCTGCAAGTTGTCTTTGCAATCCTTCACCTGCAAGTGCTTGTTGCACCGCTCCTCTCGATCCACCAAAAGCTCCTGCTTGAACTGCTTGAGCATTTCTATCAGCTTGACCTCTATTAAAATCTAATACTGCTTGTTGTTTCTGCACATCTAATACATTTTGCAGATATGGTGACATATATTTTTGTGCTTGCGCAGAGTCAAAGTCTTGTGATTGAAACCCCATACCTTGTAAAGCTCTGTTCATTCCAGCAGATGTTCCACCTTGAGCTGTATCTAATCCAGCTATACCTCCACTAGCAACATCTCTTGCCATCTGTCTTGATGCCATAGTGTCAGTGTTTTCATCAGCTAGTCTTTGTCCTTCATAAGGAGTATACTCACGCTTAGACTCAGCTTCAGCTCTTTTCATCATATCAATGGCATATGGCTCAAAGTATTTAGGTAAATTACTTTGTACTATATTTTGTTCTGTTTGCTGTGGTGGCGCTTTTGAACCCTTACCCATTATTTATCTCCATTTTATATGCAATATAATCTGGCTCCCAGTTATATTTTTTTAATACTCTACCCCATGCTTTTCTTCCATAACCCTCTAAAGCATTACAATCACAATCTTTTGCAAATTCTGTTAATCTTTCCATAGCTAACGGCATCCACTCTGACATTCTATTTCCACCTATCCAATCCATAGCTAAAGATTTTTTATTAGGATATGCTATTATTCTTGTTGTAATACCCGCTACCACTTTATTTCCTTCTTTATCATTGTCTATGGCAAGCCATAAACTATAAGTACCATTTTCTATATCACGGTAAATATCATCTATATGAAACTTACCATTACTTGTAGCAACTGCTTTTGCAAGCATTGTAGCTACATCCTGCCAAACAATGTCTAGAGCATCTCTAGGTATTGCTGTAAAGATCATGCAGGCAACATCATCTCATCAGGTATTGCAGGTGGCTGCGCTTTACCACCAGTTCTTAATTTTCTAACTCTATCCATCATATTTTCTAATTTATCTGCACCTGCGTCTGAAGAGCCATTTCCAATACCACTAACAACGTCAGCAGGAACAACAAACTCACCATCGCTAAGTAAAACATCTTGCTCTCCATCCATAGAAGAAGGAACCATGTCAGCCATACCATCTCCGGCACCTTTTACCATACCGTCACCTTCAACAGGAACGCTAGGTATTTCTCCTGACTCAACTCTTTCTATTAGATCTTTAAGAGCCTCTTGACCAAATTGTGATACAAATTGAGCTAATATAACTTGTTGTTGTGTTTTATCTATTATTTCACCTTGTATAACATTTATTGCGCTACTAATAAGCTCTTTATCATTCATGCCACCTTCTTGCATACCACCTATGCCCATATCCATTGGAGACTCTGACTCTATCTCTCCGCCTTCAGCATAGTTCTTTGCTATTCTATAATCAAATTCACCTCTTTTACCTGCGTCATAACCCATTTCAGGAAATATAGATGTATTCTTTATAGGCATGCCTCTTGGATACTCTTTTTCTTCTTCTTCTGGCCTTTTGTATTCTGGCATTGGAGCAGCTAAACCTGCCAAACCTGCTCCTATAGCTTCTGGTCTAGTAAGATTAGCCATCATTCCTGCACCCGGAACTCCTGATCCAGCTATACCCATTCCTTGACCAGCTGCTGCTAAATCTGCAGCTGCGCCTGTTGATAAAGCGTTGGCTTGAGCCATTGTTGGAGCAGTTGGGCCTAATGCACCAGATGTTCCCGGTAAACTTCCTGCTCCTCCGGCCATTTGACCACCTAAATATCCACCTAAACCACCTAACGCGGCAGCTTGTAATGCATCTTTTTGATCACCGCCTTGTAATAAAGAGCCTATACCTGATCCCATTGCACTAGCTAAGAAAGGCATTGATGCCATTGTAGTGCCTAAAACTCCAGCAGAAGCTAAAGATGAACCCATTAATCCTAATATTGCTGGTAACATATTACGCTCCTACTGCTTTCATTCTATTTATTAATCTCTCTGCTCTATTAGGTACTTGTGTTCTCCACTTTGACTGATGCATCTGCTTTGATGCCTCTTCCCAATTACTTTCAGTTATAGCTTTCTTTAGTTTACTAAATTTTGAGAGC